CTAGTCATCCTCCAAAAGACGTGCAGCCGGGTTGGCTGTTGCTCCGCCCGCCTGAAAGTACCCCACAACACTCGACACTGACCGGTGCTCGGTCAGCTGCATGATTGCCGGCAGGGCAACGCCTTGGCGGCTGGCCTCGGTCACGAACCCCGACCTGAGACTATGCCCGCCAAAATCCCCCTCCAGTCCGGCTTGGCGGGCGCGCCGCTGCACGATCTCCCCGACCGCGGCCGGGGAGAGAGCAGGGCCCACGCGCTGTTTCCATAGCCGCCGGAAGATCGCCCCTTCGGTGATCCCGGCTGCGTCCAGCCAGTCCTGCAGGGCGAGGGCGGCCCGATCGAGCACCGGCTTGTCCGGGGTCGAGGTGGACGTAACCCCGGCCTGCTGGGTCTTACTATGCTCCAGCCGGTAGATATAGCCCGCCTCGCCAATCCGGCGCAGGTCGCGCAGGTCGGCAGCGGCGATTTCGCTGCGCCGGCGGCCGCCACTAGCGAACCCGAAGCAGAGTAGGGCGCGATCCCGAATTCCTTCCAGGCTGTCGTCGCAAGTGGCCAACATGGCCTCCAGCTCGGCTAGGGTGATCGCAGTCTTCTTGCGTGGGCGCTCGCCGCGTTTAACCGCGACCCGCGCCGCGCGGCTGAGCACGGTGCGAACTGCAGGCTGCTCGCAGGGATTGGCCACGTGCTTGAGCCGGTGCGCAGTGGACAACACGGCAACGCGATGGCGCACGGTGGCCAAGGTCCTCGGGCCGACCTTGGCTTTGAGGCCAGCGGCCACCAAGACTGGGTCGACGGCTGGTAGAAGTTCCCAGGCCAATTCGCCGTCGATCGAGAGGCGCTTGCGGCGTCAGTATCGCCACGGATGCTGCTCGCTGCACCAGACCCGCAAAGGGAACTGTTCCATGATGAGCAACGCCCAGTTGAACCGACTCCCCAGCATCGAACTGCAGCTCTTCAAATGGATTTCACTGGTTGAGGCTGACCAGATCCCCGATCTGTGTTGAGCTCAAGCGCGCAGGCAAGCGGATCTGGATCAAGCATGCGCGACAGGTGCTGGCCGGACTGGGTGATGACGTTCCCGTGCTGACCCTGAGCAATATCCAGCTCAACCCGCGCCTCAAAGGCCGGGGTTGGCTGACCGAATTCGTAGAGCTATGCGATACCTTGATTCCGTGGCCAGCCCTGTTCGTGGAGCGCGTGCAGAATCCCAGGCTGCCCACCTTCCTCAGACGCAAAGGGTTTATCGAGCTACAGCACGCCAACTTTTATCGTCCGTCCAAGACCTGGCGAGCGCGCCACGGCTGGTCGCCTGACCAAGCCTTGGCCGCACAGCAGCAGGCTGACCGAGCACACGTGCGACCCCTATGGGAAAACCCCGACGCCACCGCCTACTTCATCGCACGACAGAAGGAGAAAACCCGATGACACCCACCATTTCCCGACGCGCGCACGCAGCCGACATGACCATGCTCGTGCTCTTCATCGCGCTGTTTCCGGTCATGTCAGCGCTGCATGCCCGGATTTCCAACGAGCTCTATCACGTTCTGGCCGGCGTGCTGCTCGGCGGGATCGCCGCGCTCAGTCAAGCCTTGCTCCACGATGGCTTCGTGCGCTGGCGTCACGCCGGTGTGGCGGGCATTGAACGGTCCCGTTCACTGCGGGTGCTGCTGGTGGGGATGGTGTATCCCGTGCTCGGGCTGGTCAGTGGCGTGATTGCACTGTTTGGCACTGCACCCAACGTCGGCCTGCACTACGCGATCGCTTTTGCGGCGGGCGGAGCGCTGATGGGCTGGCGCGCGAAGGCGGCGCTGGCGCACAAACGAGCGCTGGATCTGTGACCACGGGTGCCGACGATAGGACATGAACTGCGACAAGTGTCACATTGCCATGCGGAGGAGGCGAAGGCGCGGACTCGGTCGACTCATGATTTCGCATAATGTATAGACCATGGACTTATCAAAGCCCATGACGGCGGCCTGAGCCTTGTGGGGCAGGGCAAAGCCGACTGCCAGGCACAACGCCATAGCGGTTGCAGCGAGCTTTCGCCACACGGCCTTTTCTTCTCGGCTGATGGCGCGCGCCTCGCCGACGATCCCAAGCACCCGAGCCAGCGGAATTCCGCTCAACCCTGCGATGGTTGCGCACACCACCGGGTCGGGTAGCGCCCTCGCATGCCTGTAGTTACTGATCGCTGAGCGGCCTACCCCAAGGGCGGCAGCGAGCTGGTTATCGCTGCTCGCCCCGGCCGCAACTTTGCATGCGTCGAGCAACGAATTGATGTCCTGCATGTTCATGACCCTTGACAGGCTGTGTTCAAGGGGAATATACATGCACCCGATGTTCATTGACCTTGAACATCCCCGCCACCGGCACCCCAAGGCCGCTGGCGGGTTCCCTTGGGGGACTTGGGGCAGGGGATAGAAATGAACGATGCGCTCGAAACCTGTGGGCCAACGAAAGTCAACTTCCCCCGCTTACAGACGACCAAGCCCCGCCAATTCTTTAATTCTGTCGAGCGCCGCCTGTTGGAATGCCTCAATGGCAGCGGAAAGCTCATCGATCTGCCCTTTGAGTTCAACGTGTTCGTTGAACTCTTCTGCCAAGTGCGGATGAGCGAGAGCACCAAGACGGAACTTGCAAGCCAGCTTGAACCACCGAATACAGAGTTCGAGCTCGTGGAACTTTGGAATAAGTCCGTTGCCAAGAGCATTCGCGTCAAGATCATCCCAGGCAATACGATCCATCTGATCAAGCGCCCCACTGAGAATCATGGCCTGAACCTCTACGGCCGGTGCCTCGTCATCAAGGACGCTCTCTGCGAGACGGGCGGCGGATATGAGTGGATTGAATCGCATCAGAAACGAGCGAACGACCTCGATCTGCGCCGCAATAGCGAGGCGGGCCGCGTCTCGCTGGCGCTCCTCATTCTCAATTTCGGCGCGCTTCCTCTCTTCCTCGGCCTTTCTAGCCTCATTCAGCTTCTCAATCAATTCCTGACGCTTTGCCCATCTAGATATTGCGACCGCACCGTACGCAGCCGCCCAGGTACCCAGCGCAGCAAGCCAATCGGCGACGCTGCCTACATCAACCTCACCGGCGGACTTCCAAGACCATTTGAAGTCGAACGCCATCCATATAGCGATGGCTCCAGAGAAGAACGAAAACCCCGTGATAGCAGCAAGAGACCACGGCGAAACGCATATCCGATCAACCGCCATACCACCCCCAGTTGGCACTCTTCGACAAAGGGTGAATTCTGTCATGACTGAACCTCTATTGGCCGTGACCCTGGTAGGCGCGAGCGTCGTCCTTGCATACGGATTGGCCGTCATTCCGCACAGGGCGCGAGGACTACTCAGGGCGGCCGGACCCAAACCTTCCTCGGAAACCCAACTCATCGCACTCGCAAAGGCTGAAATTGCCGCCACCAAGCGCGGCGATCTGCTGGCCGCTGCTCGCTACGCCGAAGAGCAGGAGCGTGCCGCATGAGCAGGTATCCCTCATTCGCCGAACTGGCGGAGTTCGATATGGGTCTTGCGGCCTGCGCCGCGCTCATCACCGTTTGGCTGGGAGCGGCGTTGCTCTCGATCGTGATCGAGCAGGCATGGCTGGCGCTTCGTCGCCTGTGGAAGCTCCGTAAGGACCGCTCCAATGGCCGGTGATCGCGCGGTGCTGGCCGGGTCGGGACTCCCCTCGTCTAACAGGGGAGTCAGTGAATTCAGGAACGCCGATGGAACCCTGACGGTCGGCATTGACTGGTTCTCCGCTTCCATCGATCTGCGCGCAGCGCTGGATGAACTTGCATTCCGTGATGGCGACAGCTTTGAAGAGGTCCGCCAGTGGATCGAGTTCTCCCCGGAGAACGCACGTATCGCGGCCCTGCAGGTGTTCTGCTGGTTCTTCGCTGGGCTTGGCCTTGAACTGGATGAAACAGCCGGTGGCGGTCGCTTCTACACGTGGCGTATCAAGATCATCGACGCGGCCAAGAAGTTCGTTGGCATGATCGAACTCGGCGGCGAAGAGTGCCGCCGCGCAGATGGCACGTATACCGCCCGTATCGAGCTGACCGGTGACGGATGCAAGGCAATAGGCGCAGCGCGCTGCGGCCATGCGCAGCGGTGGCTGGAGCTTCGAGCGAAGCTCGAAAGCTGCGCCGGAAGGATCACCCGTGTCGATGTGTGCGCCGACGACCTGGTGGGCGACTACCCGTTGCGCATGGCTCAGAAGTGGTACGCCAATGGCGACTTCGACAACCGTGGTCAGCGCCCCAAGGCGCAGCTGGTGGACGACTACGACAGCGGTGACGGCAAGACGTTCTATGTGGGCGGCAAGAAGTCGGAGAAGCAGCTGCGCGTCTACGAAAAGGGCAGGGAACAGGGCGATAAGAGTTCGCCGTGGGTGCGCTATGAGGCGCAGTTCCGCAACTCTAACCGCAAGGAACTGCCACTCGACATTCTGCGTGATCCGGCTTCCTACCTGCTCGGTGCCTACCCGGTCCTGTCCTTTCTGCGCTGCGTTGCCACGCACATCGAAATCACGAAAGCCGCCGTTGAAGCGACGTGGAAGAGCGTTCGTCGCCACATCCGTCGCCAGTACGGTGCGGCCCTCAATTTCATCGCCAAGAACTGCCCGGACGATCAGTCCCTGCGGTCGGTAGTCGAATCCTGCACTTCGCCATCGCTGCCGAAGTGGGTCACAGGCGACACAGCAGCGCACTGGCCCGAAATCGCGGCCGTACAGCAAACCTCTAAGGGGTAACGAAATGATCCAGAACGTCATCAAGGTCACCGTCCTGTCGTCCAGCGTTGATGAGCGCGGTGGCAGCTTCAAGAACGATGCAGGCGAGAGCGTGGAATACACCACCCGCAAGCAGAAAGCCAAGCTGGAGACGGCGGGCTTCGCCTATCCGTTCGATGTGCGCCTGGACAAGGGCCAGCAGCCGTTCGCCGAGGGCGAATACGAGCTGGATGTTGCCACCATGGCGCAGGTCAACAAGGGCGTGTTGTCGCTGAGCAAGTTCACCGCACTGCGCCCGCTGCCGAAGACTGCGCCGCGCGTAGCCGGGCAGGCCTAAGTCATGAGCCTCTGCGTTGCTTTAGGGGAAAACGGAACGCTGATCCCAACCGGTCAGCCCGTCGATCAGTGCACGGGGTATGTGCTGATGAGCAGCGCAGAGGCTTCCTCCGTCGCGATGCTCGCCGAGGCGTTCAAGGTGCCGGACAAAGACGTACTCGCAGGATGGGCGTCTGGGCCGTTCATTCTAATCATGACCCTGTATTTGGCTGCGCACATCGGTGGCCGTGTTGCAGCTGTGTTCGACAAATCGTAGGCCGCCATCAACTCAACAATGAAAGGGGATTTACATGGATTTCGATTCGATTCTGACCGGCCTGTCGGTCGCTGCTGCGCTCACTGCCTTGGGCGGTGGTTTCGCCCTGATCGCCGTCGTCGGTTTCTCCCTGTGGGGCGGCCGCAAGGTGGCGGGTCTGTTCGGCAAGTCGTAAGCCGAGCAGTGATGGGGTAGGGGAGGCCATGCCTCCCCTTTCTATTTCAGGGGAGCGATATGGACTATCAGATGATCATCGGCGGCCTGCAGGTCGGCATGGTGGTTCTTGCGGTGCTGGGCGGCTGCGCCGTCATTGCGCAGTTGAAGTTCGGCCTCTGGGCAGGCCCGAAGGTGGCACGGCTGTTCTTGATGCGAGGCGGGAAATGATCCTCTGCCTGTTTGCCGGATTCATCAGCGCCTTGTGCGGAATCGCCGTTTGCATGGGAATGGATCGGTGACGGCTCAGCGGCTCGGATTCAAGTTCACAGGCATTGGCATGCTTCTGGCGGCTGCGAGCTTGCTCGCACTCGGCTTGGGCAATGCGTCAGCGCAGGACATGTCGTTCTGCACGCGGCTGGGCGATAAGTGCGATGAGGGTATGGCTTTCGCCTCCGCGACCGCGTACGCCACTTCCAAGACTCAGGCGCCGAATAGACAGGCCTGTGTCGTCAGACAGTCCGGTTCTGTGTTCTTGGCAGGCTGGACGAACCCTGGCAACGTTTGTGGGCCCAGCAACGTGGCAGAGGGCCAGTACTACAACTTCGTATCTCTATGCACTGCCCGCGCAGAGGAATTCGGTTGGCAAGGTGGGGAAACCGCAGCAAGCGTCAACGCATGCCATAAAGGATGCATGTACACCAGTGCACTCGATCCTCAGGGCACTGCAGGCGTCTCGTTCATGCCTACGGGCGGTACGTGCACCGAGTCCGATGCGCCGGCACCTACACCTGCAGGTGATGGTGGCGAGGAAGGGGGCGGCGATGGCGGTGGTACGGACCCGGGTGGCGGCGATGGTGGCGGCGACAACGGGGGCGGTGATGGCGATGGCGGCGGCACCGATCCGGGCGGCGGAGACGGCGGCGAGGGCGGCGGTGATGGGGATGGCGATGGGGATGGCGATGGGGATGGCGATGGGGATGGTGGTGGGGATGGTGGTGGTACTGGCCCGGGTCCCGGCCCAGGTCCCGGTGATGGAGATGGCCCCGGCCAGCCGGGGGGCGATGGGGACGCGCTGTACAAGCCGGAAGGCAAGACCGTCGAGAAGCTCTACGACGAATTTGCCGAGCGGGTGAGCAAGGCCCCGATCATTGATGCCACCAAGAGCTTCTTTGAAATCAGCGTCAGCGCCTCTTGCCCGATCTTCACGTTCCCGGCGACGGCGTATTGGGACGCCATGACGTTCGACTTCCTGTGCAAGCCTGAGATCGTCGCCATCCTTCAGCTGCTGGGCTGGCTGCTGCTCGCGTTCGCCGCCTTCCACGCAATCAAGATCGCGCTCACATGATCAACCTAATCGCATTCGCGACGATGCAAGCCGGGTGGCTCAATGACCTGACCGAGTACATCCGCAGACAGGTGGAGCGGCTGTGGACTGCCATTGTCGAGTTCTTCCGTGATCTTGTGCTGTACGCGATCGAACAAGTCCTGGACTTGGCCGCACACGCACTGGAAAAGCTGCCGGTGCCGGAGTTCATGACCGAGTACAAGCTCGGGACCCTGTTCGCCAACGCGGGGCCGACCATCGCGTGGTTCGTCAACATCTTCAAGATTCCCGAGTGCATGACCGTGGTGTCGCTCGGGATCGTGTTCTTCATCACCCGGAAAATTCTGACCTTGGGGAAGTGGTGACATGCTAGTTTTCAACGAGGGCGTGCCGCGTGCGGGCAAGAGCTATGACGCGGTCAAGAATCACATCTTGCCCACGCTAAAGAAGGGCCGCCGGGTGTTTGCGCGCCTCAATGGTCTGCACCACGAGCGCATCGCCGAACACCTGAACATGCCCGTGGACGAGATCCACAAGCTACTGACGCTGGTGGAGACCAAGGACGTTGCAACGACATTCGTCTGCTCCAGGCATCCGGAGACCGGGCAGTGGTGCATCCCCGATGAGTTCAAGGATGCGCTCGTCGTGATCGATGAGGTGCACGAGTTCTACGTCGCACAGCGCAACCAGCTGCCGGAGGAAGTGGAGAACTTCTTCGCACTGATCGGCCAGAACGGCGGCGACGTGCTGATCATGACGCAGTGGATCAACCGCGTGCATCAGGCGGTGAGGGCGCGTATCGAGCGCAAGAACGTCTTCCAGAAACTCACCGCCGTAGGCCTGAAATCGCGCTACCGCGTCACGTATTACCACACCACCAGCCCGGGCAAGTTCGAGGTCGTTGGCGGCAAGACGCTGAAGTACGACCCGGCCATCTATCCGCTGTACCACGGCTATGCGGTCGGCGCCGAGAACGCGGAGGTTTACGAGGAGGGCGGAACCAACATCTGGAAGCAGCTCGCGCCCAAGATTGCTATTGCAGCCGTGGGGCTGATCTTCGGCATCTGGGCATTCGGCGGCTACTTCATCAGGATGATGCACAGCGACGAGCCGGAAGCGACCGTTGAGGCTCCGGCAGGCATCAAGGCAACGCAGGGGCAGGGCGCCCACAAGCCCATCAGCACCGGCGCTGTGCCGGCCGCGGCCGTTGCGGTGCCTGCCGCCGATCCGCTGGCCGGGATGACCGTCGAGCAGCGCTATGTCGCCGCCATGACGCAAGCGAACCGGATTCGGCTGGCCTTTACCGCCCAGTTCGGGGAGCGCTCGGTGGGAATGGTCGAATGGGTCGACGGCTCAGGGAACACCGTCGATCAGTTGACCTTTGATGCCCTGATTGCGATGGGCTACCGGCTCAGGGTTGCCGTATACGGGGTGCGCCTGACGGCGGGTTCGTTTGAGACGGTTGCAACGGCGTGGCCGAGGGAAGCACCCCGGCGCGAGGAAGAGCCAACGTTGTACCGCCTGGACAGTGACCGTGCTGCCGCTGATTCTGCGAGCGTAGCGAGTGGAAGCGGCGGCGGCGCGGGCGCGGTCATGGCGGCAAGTAGTGGAGGCACAATCGTGCGCGTAGGTGAGCGCCCCATGGGCACGTTCCCGGAATCCAAGCCCTACCCGCCGAGCTTCTGATTAACGTGACGCATCACGGGCAGCGGTCGCGCGGCGAAAACACCCAGCCGCCGTCTGCCGCCATCTGTCGATAGGGTTTGCCTGCGAAGCACTGCACATTGCTCGATGGCTGTTCACCGCAGCGGGAGCCGGGCAGGTTCTCCCAGCCACCGTCGATGCGACGGAACATCATCCCGTTGATGCAGCGCAACCCGTCACTTTGACGACGGACTGTGGCCTCAGCTTGCTCGCGCCGCGCCCTGAATTCCGCAAGATCCGCAGCAGTCGGGCGAGTTTCAGCCTGAGCCCGCACCGGCAGTTCCGTTCGCTGGGGTTCCGCTGGCTGGCCTGCGTCTAGAAATCGTTGGTTCCATGCACTGTTGGTGCGGCCAAGCATCAGAACGCCAATCGTGCCAAGGCTCAACAGCGTGAGAAATCCCGTGATCAGCCATGGAAAGTTCCAGCGGCTGCGTTGGATTGGTGGCAGGTAATCCGGTCGTTCGCGTTCCATACGTCCCCCAAGGCGTCCTGCACGCATTCTAGCCGGGGTGTAGGGGCAGCGCCCCTACGGAAGCGCCTCACACGCGCTGGCGGGACCTCGGCCCACGGCTCATGTAGACCACATTGGAGGTTTCGGCGCCGGAGCCAGGATCACCGACGCCCAACCGCCGTTCTCGACGAATTCTGAGGACTTCGGCAAGGTAGATCACACCGGATTTCGCCGTGGCGGATCCCGTGGAGGCCGGAGCCGAACGCGCAGCCAAGTCTGCGCGAGCCTCGGCCATCATCAGTCGCCATTCCCGCGCAATGTTGCAGGTCAGGGACCACCAGGCCATATCGCAGGGTTCCAGCTGGTGACCTTCGGGGGTGAACATGTGTCCAGCTTGGAAGCCGAAACCGGCCCAAGGGCCGGTTAGGTCAGTTCGGTCATGCGGATCGATCTCGATCATGCTGCAAGCTCATCCTTGTCGGGGGAGCCTGCAGGGAGGCAAGAGCCAAGCCAGAGCTTCAGCCATTGCCATGCGGAGCCGACAAAGCCAACCGCCGACCGATACAGCATTTCGCATAATGTATATTATGTTCGCAGGTTGTGGGCAAGACTGGCACAGAGCTTGCCTCGACCCTTGGCCCTGCTGTGGCATGGAGCCTGATTGTGCGTGATCGCAACCTAACCGGCCCTTGGGCCGGTTTTTCGTTCAAGGGTGGCCGACTGGTTACACCTGAAGGCCGCGAGTTGGAACCGCAGGACCTTGCATGGTTGTCACTGGTGGCCGCACAGGCGCAGGAATGGCGCCGGATGATGGAGATCGCCCGAGGCGGTCAGAAACGGCCATTCGGGCGTGCGGGCATCGTTGACCTGGCTGAGGTTGCCCATCGCCGCGCAAAGCGGTCTTCCACGGTGATGGCTGGTCCTGACGCCGATCCTGTTGCGGGTGTCCTGCCGGTGCCGGGGCCGAGACCTCGCCAGCGCGGGTGAGGCGTTTCCCGTAGGGGCGCCGCCCCTACACCCCGATTCATTGCTCGCGGCAGCGCAGCCATTCGCCCTTGGCATTTCGCAACTGTTCCCAGCCGTTGTTTAGGCGGCGCATTGCAGTGCCCCCCATACAGGCAGCGCCCAGCTGCTTTGCCTCAGCGCTCCCGTAGGCTGGCATGCGCACAATCTCGCTCGATGGCGTTGGTATGCCTTGGCGATGCGCCTCGCTCTGGATCAAGGATCGTTCAATGTCAGCGCAATAGAGCCGAATGCGCGGGTCGAGGTGCTGCTGGCATTTCAGCGGCTCAGCGCCAAGGTTGCTCGCCTTCGGTGTTGACGGCGTGTACCTGGGCGCTGGCTGCGGGCCGGTGGCCGAGCGCAGTTGTTGCGCATGCGTAGGTGCCGAAAGCAGCAATAGAGCCAGAGCTAGGCCTGATCGAATGTCCATTTCGCCCCCAAGATTCGAGGGCATGGTATCCCATTGCGAAAATCAGAAGCTCGCCGGATATGGCGGTGTCTCTGGGAACGTGCCCATAGGGCGCTTTCCAACTGCAATCAGAGTGCTCCCGTTCGCCGCGGCGGCGGTCGGCTGTGTCTCGCTCGCGCTCGTCACAGGCGACCCCGCCGCAGCCCTTATACGCTCGGTAGTCGAATCGGACTGTTCGCCGAAGGGATCGACAGGCCATGTAGTCGCGATGATCTCGTGGCCTCTGGCGCTCAGAAGCACGCCGAACTCTGTTCTTTTCACAGACCAGCCCAGCGCCCACAACTGCTCCGTAGTGAATCGATCGAGCACCTGCCCGCCTCCTGATGCCCGGAACTCTACGATATCTCGTTGCCCGTACCAGCCAGCGTGCCGCGCCCTGGCATTGGCCGCCATGTCGAGGATGTACTGTACGCCCGCAGGAAGCTTTTCCTTAGCCTGAGACGCCTCGGCAACCTTGGTTACCACCGTAGCCGGCTGAGAGCCGGGAGCGTGCGCAATGGCTGGGATTGCGGCCTTCTGCGAGGCGACAACCTCTTTCAGTGCTCCGCTATCGCCGGTCGTTCCACCCGCGAAGAAGAATCGCCCCAACATTACAACACCCACCACAAGCGCCAAGGCCATAAGGATGGATGGTCCACGCAGCGTCTTCCACAGAGTGCGGGTGTTCCCTTTATAGACCTCGTTGGATTCGATGCCTGGCTGCACACCGTGGTAAAGCTCCCATATGGCCGGATCGTACTTGCGAGTTTCCGTTCCAACCGTCTCATACTTGCCCGTGCCGGTGGCTGCATAGAACCGCACCGAATACCGCTGATCAGCCCCCAGAGCATCGAGCTTGGTATACGTGTTCTTCTTTGCCATACGGCGGATGATCAGGCGATGCAGGTCTTTGCAGTCCTGCGAAATGATCACCATATCCAAGCTGATATGGCCGTGCTTTGCGAAGAAGTTTGCGGTGCGCTCTGGCAGGTTGGCACGGTTGGTAGGCCAGTACTCGTGGGCCTCATCGATCACAACTAGGGCGTGTTTTTCGATGTGCGGGAACGAAATGGCGCCGTCGTTGTCGGTGTCGCACACGCACCAGTCAACTACCTCCTTATCGCCCATCACGTGGACCAGATCACGCACTTCTTCTTCGGGCATGCCCAGGTGCGCCGCGATCTTGTCGAGGCTCTCCCCTACCCCATTTAGGCGCACGTAGACGTGCCGCTTTGCGCGCAGTGCAGGCAGGATGTGATGCAGCACCGCCTCATAGCTCTTGCCGCTGCGCGGCAACCCTTCATGGCCGAAGATCATTTCGTTACGTCCACTGGAATACGGTCAGGAACACCCGCACGAGGCGGAAGATAAGTGCAGCGGTGAGCAGTGCAATGGCTTCGCCGACGCGCAGCTGGGCCACGATAAAGGCTGTCCACGGACCAGCTGCGTTGAGCATGGCGCAGAAGCTGATCTGCGACAGGAAGTCCGGTGCCGGGATCAGGTACACAATTGCCTTGACGTACGACAGAACAAGCTCGATGAAGTCGGTCTGCAAGTCCGTCATGAAATCGGAGAAATCAGCCCACAACGACGTTAGCTGTTCCTTCGCCCACATGGTGATGGCCGTCACGGGCCCGACGCCATCGGCGTATGCCCACGACGCAGAGAGCGCAAGTACGGCCAGCACAGCGACCAAGACGGTCAGATGATGCCGCTTCATAGCAATGCCCACCTAAGAGCTACCACGCCCATGCCTGCGAGGAAGACAAATCCTGCGTACTGAAATAGCTGCAAGAGAGGGCCGCTGCACAGGTTACCCAGGTCGAACTTGCCCGCGTACTGTCCACCGTCCCACGTTGCTGTCGGGCAACTGCCACCACCAGTGCAGCTACCGAAGAAGCCTTTGACCTTCGACAAGATCGGAGCACCCTCAATGGCCGTCTTGAACTCCGCCAGCACCTTTTGAACCGTCTTGCCCGACTTCTTGTAGAGCCGTCCAGTTGTCGGCCCCGAAGCTCCACCGTCGCCGCCCTCGCCCGGTCCCGGAACCGGGCCGGTGCAACCATTCGGGTCGGTGCAATCGCCGTCACCATCGCCGTCACCATCTCCCGGCCCGGTGCCACCACCGCCATCACCACCACCGTCACCACCGCCATCACCACCACCGTCACCACCACCGTCACCACCACCGTCACCACCACCGTCGCCCGGGCCGGTGCCGCCGCCATCCCCACCGCCCTCGCCGGGGTCGGCAATTTCAGGAGGGGCCAATTCGTCAGTACGACATGTGTCGCCGGAGGGTGTGTAAAGGTGGCCGGTTGGCGAGCCCGCATAGATGCTATCGGTGTACTTGCACCCGTTATGGCAGACGGCACCAATTCCCGACTTGTCGCCCTTCCAGCTCGTTTCTTCAAGGCGCGCCGAGCATTTGGCCTCATAGAGGTAAAACTGACCTTCACCCATGTTAGCGCTGCTGCAGGTTTTTCCTGCATTCGTCCAGCCCGCATAGAACGCACTGGACTGAGGAAGTACACAGCCGATGCGATTGGGAACACCTGCCTTAAACGATGCCCAAGCCGTCGCTGCGACGTAGGCTGCACCCTCATCACAGTGGTCAGTTGTCTTAAGGCATTTTTGAAAATCCTGCGCAACAGATGAAGGCACCACGCAGAGTGAAAGCACCACTCCGAACACAGCCAAAGCCATGAGTATCAAAGGTCTGAAAGGACTGATCACTGACTGGCCTCATTGAATGCCAAAGCGACCGCATGACCAGCAAGGCCGCCAATGAACGCAAAGACCATGCACACAAGCATCGTCACTCCTCCCTTTCCGGTGCGCCACAGAAGACACACTCTCCGCCGTCATAGTCATGGCCGGTGTCAGCGCACACGACCTCTTCAACCTCGCCCGACTCATCGTCGGCGTGTTCGTCCGCGTCTTGGTCCTCGCGGTCCTCAAAGAAGCCTGCGATCTTGTCGACGCACCATCGACCGAACCAAGGGAGTGCCATCAACGTGCCCGCACCGACAATTGCTGCAACCACCTGTGCGACGGATAACCCGAGGAACACCCCACTGAAGTCCATCCCCCACCCCTAGTAGTCAATGACGATGCGGCACTCCAAGCACCACAAGTTCCCGTCGTCCAACACGATCACGTCATCGCCGCCACACTCAGGGCACCAATCGTCCTGGCATTCCTCGGCGTTGACGTCATCGGGCTGTGTCTGCATAGGAATCGGGGCCGGTTCCCCAGCCCCTCCCCGTTACGATTCTTCCGCGATTAGCGGAAGAAAGTGGCGACCTTGTTGGTGGCCCAGCGGGCGAAGCCCGGGGACGCCTTGATGGCACCGGCACCGATGATGGCGGTAACGGCACTGGTGGCTGCGAGGCCGGTCAGGATGCTCTCGAAATCCATTGCACTACTCCTTCTGTGATGCGCAATCTGCGCGGGAAATGGGTGGTCAATCCCGTTCTGTACTGACCGACTTCACGACGGCGCCCACGATGTAGCCCAGCACGTTCAGTGCAAGAACTAACGTGAACACCCCCGAGAACCAGCCAGTGGCCACCTCAGGTTCGGGCCACTGGAATAGATCGATGAGAATTGAGGCCTGTGCGTGCTCTGCCGCTGACACAAGCACATACCCACCACACTGCGATGCAGGCTCCCCGGTAGGTACGAGCGTCCCCTCAGCCGTCAGAGACACGCACACGGCCATGGCTTAGGCCTGCGCGGCTGCGCGGGGTGCGGGCTTGGGCACCATGCGCAGAACGGTGAACTTGCTCAGCGAGGCAACGCCCTTGTTGACCTGCAACATGGAATCAACATCGAGCTCGTACTCACCTTCGGGGTAGCCGCTCTGGCCATCCTCAAGGCGCACGTCAAATGGATAAGCGAAGCCTGCGGTTTCCAGCTTGGCCTTCTGCTTGCGAGTGGTGAACTTGACGTCTTCGCCCTTGTCGTTCTTGAAGCTGCCGCCGCGTTCGTCGATTTCGTTCTTGAGGACGGTGACCTTGATGCTCATGTGCTGTTACCCCTTTGAGGTTGGCTGTACGGCCGCGATTTCGGGCCAGTGCGCTGCTGTGTCGCCTGTGACCCACTTCGGCAGCGATGGCGAAGTGCAGGATTCGATTACCGACCGCAGGGACTGATCGTCCGGGCAGTTCTTGGCGATGAAGTTGAGGGCCGCGCCGTACTGGCGACGGATGTGGCGACGGACGCTCTTCCACGTCGCTTCAACAGCGGCTTTCGTGATCTCGATGCGCGTGGCAACGCAGCGCAGAAAGGACAGGACCGGGTAGGCACCCAGCAGGTAGGACGCCGGATCACGAAGGATGTCGAGCGGCAGTTCCTTGCGGTTGGAGTTGCGGAACTGCGCCTCATAGCGCACCCATGGCGAACTCTTATCGCCCTGTTCCCTACCCTTCTCGTAGACGCGCAGCTGCTTTTCCGACTTCTTGCCGCCGACATAGAACGTCTTGCCGTCACCGCTGTCGTAGTCGTCCACCAGCTGCGCCTTGGGGCGCTGGCCACGATTGTCGAAGTCGCCATTGGCGTACCACTTCTGAGCCATGCGCAATGGGTAGTCGCCCACCAGGTCATCAGCGCAAACATCGACACGGGTGATTCTTCCGGCGCAGCTTTCGAGCTTCGCTCGAAGCTCCAGCCACCGCTGCGCATGGCCGCAGCGCGCTGCGCCTACCGCCTTGCATCCATCACCCGTTAGCTCGATGCGGGCGGTATAGGTGCCATCCGCGCGGCGGCACTCTTCCCCACCGAGTTCGATCATGCCGACGAACTTCTTGGCCGCGTCGATGATCTTGATACGCCACGTGTAGAAGCGACCGCCGCCCGCTGTTTCATCCAGTTCAAGGCCAAGCCCAGCGAAGAACCAGCAGAACACCTGCAGGGCCGCGATGCGGGCGTTGTCCGGGGCGAACTCGATCCACTGCCGGACCTCTTCGAAGCTGTCGCCATCACGGAACGCGAGTTCGTCCAGCGCTGCGCGCAGGTCGATGGAGGCGGAGAACCAGTCAATGCCGACCGTCAGGGTTCCATCGGCGTTCCTGAATTCACTGACTCCCCTGTTAGACGAGGGGAGTCCCGACCCGGCCAGCACCGCGCGATCACCGGCCATTGGAGCGGTCCTTACCGAGCTTCCGCAGGCGACGAAGCCCCAGCCATGCCTGCTCGATCACGATGGAGAGCCATGCCGCTGCCAGCCAAACGGCGATGAGCGCGGCGCACGCCGCAAGACCCATATCGAACTCCGCCAGTTCGGCGAATGAGGGAAACCTGCTCATGCGGCGCGTTCCTGCTCTTCGGCGAACGCGGCTGCTGCCAGCAGATCGCCGCGCTTGGTGGCGGCAATGTCAGCCTGTGCGAGGGCGATGGCCTGGGCTTCGCGGGACTGCTGCGAGGCGGTGTAGTCACGCCGGTCGAGCAGCCACGAAACGATGCGAGCGCCACCGATGGAAACGGCCGCAATGGCCCCCAGCAGCGCGAAGGATGAGATGGCGTCGAACAT